TTTTATACAGTTAGAAAATGATGGTGAAAATCAACAAACTGCCATGTCTATTGATGCTTCTGGTAATGTTGGAATCAACAACACAAGTCCTAGTTCATATTATGCAACTAATCTGGTAGTTGGAGCAGCAGACAATGGAGGTATAACTTTAGCTTCTTCATCAACAACAGCATCTAATTATCTTATGTTTGCTGATGGCACTTCAGGAACAGATAGGTACAAAGGTTACGTAAGTTATGGACATAATGATAATCAATTAAATATGGTTTCTAGTGGTTACATGAGATTTTTTACAGGTTCTAGTCAAACAGAAAGAATGCGTATTGATTCTTCAGGCAACTTGTTGGTGGGTGTTACAAGTGGAACTACACACTTTATTAAAAAAGCAGTTGGAAATGGGTCAACAGTTTTAGAAATAACTGGAAATAATTTAGGCTCAAGATTTTTTAACGCAGATGGTGGTTCGCCTAATGCTGCAAACTCTGCTCAACATATTTATAGTGTTGGTGCAACTGGTCGTTCTATAAATGCAGCAGGTACAATAAACGCTTCAGGTGCAGACTACGCTGAATATATGAAAAAGTCTGATAGCTGTGGAACTATAACTAAAGGCGATGTTTGTGGCGTAGATTCTACAGGCAAACTAACAGATGTATTTGCAGATGCTATATCTTTTGTAATTAAATCAACTAATCCATCTTATGTTGGTGGTGATAATTGGGGTGGTACAGAATTAGAATTAACAGAAGAACAATACGAAACAGAAAGACAAAAATACGATAGAATTGCATTTAGTGGTCAAGTACCAGTAAATATAACTGGTTCATTTAATGTGGGAGATTATGTTTACCCGCAAGCAAATGGAACAGAAATACAAGCAGTTGCAAAATCAACACCTACTTTTGAAGAGTATCAATTATGTGTAGGAAAGATATGGGCAACAGAAGATGATGGTAGACCTTTAGTTGCGGTAAAAATAGGATAATAAAAAGGAGAATAATATGGCACTTACAAAAGCTTCACTAATTGATTTAAAATCAAGAATAGAAACGTTAGAAAGCTAATATGGAAATAACTACATATCTATTATGGAATGCTTTTATAACTTTAATATTAGCTCCAATACTTTACAACATTAGACAGAACACTCAAGAAAATAAAAGGATTGATATTTTATTAAATAAAACTAGGGAGGAAATCGCAAGGGAATATGTAACAAAAGCTGAGTTAAAAGATGACATGGATAATCTTATGGATAGGCTTGAAAAGTTAGACGAAAAACTTGACAGACTCATAGAAAATAGGTAAACTATATGACTAAGAAAAAAAATAAAAGAGCAGGTATTAGCTCTGTACGTCAAGACTATCGTTCTGGTGGTCGAGTTCAATTTCAAAACGGTGGTCCTCTTCAAACTGAAGAAGATTTTTTTGCAGACTATGCTAAAAGTAATCCACTACCTCCCGGAGGAGGTAAGGCTGGAGGAGCAAGACGAAGAGCTGCTTATAACACTGCTAGAGCACAAGCATATGAAGACTATAAAAGTAATTATGTTTATAATCAACAAAAAGAAATTGACGATTCAACTAATAATACCCAATCCGATATTCCCGGAGATATTACGATACCCACAGGAGACGTACCAATGTCAACAAATGTAGACGAAACTAGAAAAAAATTAGAAGAACAAGCAGCAGGTCGAGGTGTAACTATACCTAAACCTCAGTTTCAAAATGTTCAAGCATCGCCTGATTCTTTCCTTCAACAAGGAACAGGAAACATTACACAACAAATTGAAGCAGACGAATTTACTGCTGATGCTCCAAGAACGGAACAAGTATCTACCATAACTGCTCCGTCTCAAGTTCAAGCTCCTACAGTTGCCCCTACTCAAACTGTTTCTCCTCGAGTTACTACTTCAGCCGGTGTTACAAGAGCTGAAGGTGAAGTAAGCGAAGGTGCTCAAGTTGGTGACATATCTATAGATAGAGTAGCTCCTATTGAAGGAGTTGATGTTACTCCTGTTGAAGGTGCAGTTGCTCAAAGAGTTGTAGCTCAAATGTCTCCAGATGCAGTTGCTCAAGCTGCAGAAGTTAGCGGTTTAGATGTTAGAAGAGTTACCAGAGCTAAAGAAGAATTACGAACAGCCGGAATTGATGATTTAACAATTGCACAATTAGGAAATGACCCTAAAGCTCTTGAAGCTGAGTTAATGAATTTAACTGACGAGCAAAGAGGTTTAGTAGAAGGATTACCTCAAGAAGCTTTAGTAAGTAATCAAATGGATGCCTTACTAAAAGGTATTGAAGATGGTTCAATTCCTGCATGGGCAAGACCAGCAGTTGCAGCAGTTGACCAAGCATTAGCAGCTAGAGGTTTAGAAGCTTCAACAGTTGGTAGGGATGCATTATTAAATACTATTATTAGAAATGCATTACCACTAGCACAACAAAATGCTCAAGCTATTCAAGCTAGTATAGCTCAAGAAAAAGGCATTGAAGCTCAAGTAGCAATAGAAGAAGCTAGGTTTTCGCAACAAACTGCATTACAAAATGCTAATAATGTTTTTCAATTAAACTTAGCTCAGTTTAGTGCTGACCAACAACGAGAAATAGCAAATAGTAAATTTTTACAAACTGTTTCATTAACAAATGCTAATAATGACCAACAAGCAGCTATTCAGAATGCAGTTTTATTATCGCAAGTAAATTTAGCTCAAGCAAGTATTGACCAACAAAGACAAGTTACTAATGCTAAAGCATTTTTGTCAATGGACCTTGCTAATTTAACTAACGAACAACAAGCTAATATTTTAAATGCTCAACAACAACAACAAGTTTTATTGAGTAATCAAGCAGCAGAAAATGCAGCAAGACAGTTTAATGCTACAAGTGAAAATCAAAGAAATCAGTTCATGGCAACTTTAGCTGTTGATGTAGGTAAATTTAATGCAAATCAAATGAATTTAATTAATCAGTTTAATGCTACACAAAAGAATGCTGCCGAAGCTAGAAATGTTCAAAGAGAAGTAGATTTAGAAAAATTTAATACAACAACAAGAAATCAAATAGAACAATTTAATACAGCTATTGAAAGTAATAGAGTAGAGTTTAATGCAAAAAATGCAATGGTTATTGCTCAATCTAATGCTCAATGGCGAAGACAAATAAATACTGCAGATACTGCTGCAGCTAATGCTGCTACTGAAATTGCTGCAAAACAAGCTTTTGATTTAACAGCTCAAGCTCAAGCAAATTTATGGCAAGACATGAGAGACCAAGCAGGTTATTTATATGATAAAAGCTTACAAGACCAGAACATCGCTGCTAAATTAACTGCAGAGTTTTTAGCTGGTCAGTATACAGACAACAAAGCACTGTCAAATAGTTTTAAGGTAATGCGAGATATGATTGCAAACTTAACAACCTATTCAGTAAGCAATTATGTAACTGTATAACTATGAAAATTTTAAAAATAACAACAAAACAAAGTAAATTGTAGGAGGTGCGACTTCATAAAGAAATTATTTAAAGGAATAGGAAAAGCCGTTAAAAAGGTTGTTAAAGGTGTTAAGAAAATTGTTAAAGGAGTAGCTCGAGGAGTTAAAAAACTTGCTAAAAACAAGTTTATTCGTATGGCTGCTTTGATAACTGCTGGTATCTTTTTGCCTCCGGTGTTCATGGCATCAGCAGGTCCTCTTGGATTTGGTTTAACTGCTGTTCAAGCTGGTGCTTTATCTGGTGCTGTAGCTTCTGGTGGATTAAGTATTTTAGCTGGAGAAAAACCTAAAGACTTCTTAAAGTCTGCAGCTCTAGGTGCTGCAATGGGTGCTCTTGGTGGTAAATTACAACAAGGTAAATTTGAAGCTAAAGCTTTTGCAAGAGATGCGAAACTTGTGGCTGGAGGTCAAACTACGACAGCAACTGTACCTGTAGCAGGTTCTCCCGGAACATTTACTCCCGCAACTGCTGCTGATTATGCTGTAGGTTCTGCTAATTATAATACATTAGCTGAATCATATGGGGCTACTATAGTTGATGGAACACCAGTTTTTTCTAGTGGTTTTACACCCACTTTGAATGAAGCAGGAACTACTGTTACTGGTGCTGAGAGACTTGTTGAAGGAAGCACTTTAGCTCAAAGTGCTGCTGATGCCGGTATAGCTGGTTCAAGTAAAGTTGGTGATTATGCAACTCAAGCAGCTATTAGTGCTGGTGTAAACACAGGTATGAATCTTTTGACAGCTCAAATTACTCAAGAAGACCCACCGGTTAAATTTGGTGGTAGTTCTGGACAGTATTATCAAGGTGTTCGAAATGCTGTAGCAAACCTAACTAGAAATTATATTTCTTCTGGAAGTCCTTCAGGGAATACTACAGCAGCAATATATGCTAGTATGGCTAATAACCTAAGTTATGGAACTGGTAGTATTGATTATAATCAACATGCTAGTCTTGGATTAATGAGAGGTATTAACGTTCCAAGCTTACAATACACGTAATATTATGGCAGAAGAAAAGAAAATAAGACCGATAATAGCTTCCTCGCCTAGTGAGGCAGCTTTACAGACTATTGATGAATTGAATGCTAAAGATATTTCACTTGAGGAATTTTTAGGTTCTGATTTAGCTAAAACTATTGATGAACCTAAAGTTCCTTTAAGTGAAAAATCTAGCGAAGTTAATCAGTCTGAAAACTTAGAAGAAATTGTTAAACACTTATCAGATAAACAAGAAGTGCCCGGGAGTTCATTAGCAAGAAGTCCAGACAATGCTTTTCCTTGGGAAAGCCCTCCAACATTTGCTAGTCCTAGAGAAGCTCAAGATGCCATGTTTGGCATGTTATCTACTCCCGAAGTAACTGAAAATATTTTAAAAGGTTTAAGTATGGGAATGCCTGTTACAGATTTAACAAGTATTTTAGTATTTAAAGGTTTTATTGATGGAGCTTATAATCCAGATGTAGCTTTACTTATTAGTGAGCCAGTAGCATTTTTTATTATGGCTTTAGGAGAAAAAGCTAATATTGATTACAAAATAGAAAGCGATGACTCAGACTTAGATGACTTAGAAAGAACTTCAATAGACGATAGAGCTTTAGAAGAACTTGAAAAAGCTGGTGGCATTGGACAGATTCAAAAAGCTATAAAAGAAAAAGAAGTATCAAAACGTAATATTCCAGCAGATATTGTTAAAGAAGTAGAACAACGAGTAACACCAAGTTTACTAGCACCTTCTACAGATACGACAGTTGAAGCAGAACCAGAACAAACAGAAGATAAAACAGAAAGTTTATTAAGTAGGACATAATCATGGCAGAAGATAAAGAATTAAATCTAGACTCGTTGTTATCAGCAAAGCAATACGAAACATCATCTAGAAAAAAAAGAGAAGATAAACAATACATCAAAGAAGTTGTAGCTGATTTTGGTAGTAGATTTATGAGTTCTTTATTAATTGACCAACCGGCTGCTATGCGTAAAGAATTTATCCAAGCTAATTTACAAGATGCTAAATTTCAAGCAGCTATTGAAAGAGAAAAAATAAAACATAAAACAGCTTATGTAGCAGATAGAAAAGAAGACTTAGATTTTGTTAACTCATTTTCTACTCCAGATATTGGATTTTATAAGTTAGCAGAAAAAAACTTTTTAGCTACTGAAGAAGGTAAAAAATATATTGAGTTAGGTGCAGACGATGCTTATTTAGATTTTCCTACAGAAGTTACTGACAGTATTATAAAAAGTAAAAAAAATTTTTTAACGAGTGAAGGTGAAAGACTAAAGAACTTATATCAACCTTACATTGATAACCCTGATTTAATTATTGAACAATTAACTGCTCCAGACAGATTAAGTAAACAAGTAAGAGATTCATTGTATGCTAAGACTTATGCAGATGCACAAGCTCAGTTTGGAACTTTTAATTTTATTAAAAATTTATTTGGAGCAAACGTTGCTACACATTCTAGATATGCTTATTTACAAGATGAAATTGAATCAAGAATAGAAGCTGAAACTCAAAAAATTAAAGAGATAGCAGACTTTAATACTTTTGCTGACGGTAAAAAAGCAAGTGAGACAACATTAACTTCTCCGTTTGCATTAGGAGCTTCTTACAAAAACAGATTTACTAAAATGAATACTGCTTTTAAAGATATGAGTACAAAAAATGCTCAACAAAGAGCTAAAGAACTTTTTACAGTGCCACCAAAAAGAATACTGGTACTAGAAGAATCAGCTCAAGCAGATGGAGAGTTAATCTCTGGTGCTTTATTAACATCTGAACAAAGAACTAAACTTAGAGAAGATAATAAAACTAATCAGTTACCGCAAAACATATTTTTTGAATCAACTACTGCAGGTTATTTTTATGGACAATATGATGGAGATGAGTTAAGAAAACGTAAAAGTGTAGAGTTAGGTCTTAATCCTGATTTAGACCCAACACAACAAGTTAAAGTTAGAGCAAAGACTGTAGACAAAGATGGTAATATTCGTTTTGTAGAACAAAATGTTGGTCTGAATGAAGCTTTAATAGCAGACGTTACTTTAGGAGCAGAATTTTTTAGACATAAAGATTTAACAGAAACTAAGGATATGACCCTAGTTCAACAGAATGATGTTGGCTTTAATTACGAAAGACAATATGTAAAATTCTTAGTAGAGTCTGGTAATATCTGGTATGACCGTAATAGAGTATTACATTATGACCGACCTTCATTAGCTAGAGATTTAACTCAAGCCAATGATGTCTCTAAAGGTTTTAATGAAGCAGATGTTATAAATGCTAGATTAACGAGTCAATTAGACAAAGAATCTCTAACAACTGAAGACTTTTTTAATCAAGCGATTGATACAAAAATTAACACTATTAGAAATTCTAATATGCCACCAGATTTACTAGAAGAAAAACTTGGTCAACTTGAAAATTTAAATACCGAAAAAGATAGACAACAAGAGTTTTTAATTAATCTTGTTATGCCACCAAAAGATTTAAAAGGTACAATTGTAAAATATAGTAATTATTATTTCTCAGCCGGTGAATTAACTGATGGACAAAAAGAAGCCTTATACAATCGTTTTATAATGGACTTTAATGACAATGAAGACTTTCCATTATTAAAAACTCTCTTTCAAATTAAATGAATAGATACACTATAGAAGAACCTGATTTTTTTTCTATTGCTGAAACTCCTACTTCTGAAGAAGTTAAAGAAGAAAAAATAGCAATAGATAATAAACCATACAGATATAGAATTGACGACAGGGCAGACATTGATTTATTCGGCTCTGAGGTAAAATCACAACCTCGTCAAACTTTTCAAAGCGTATATGAGTTTGAAAATGATGAAGATGTTTTAAAAGATTGGGATATTCTTGCCAATGCTATTAATGAAAATGGCGAAGGTATAGCTGAGACTTTAAGAGATACAGACTTTAATTTAACATCAGCTATGGTAAGAGCTGGTCAAACAAATCAATTTACTCAGCAAGAAAAAGATGCTTACAATCGATTACGAACTAAATTTGCTAATACAAAATTAAAAGGCTTTTACGAATACTTTGAATTAATAGGTAATGCAACTGTTGATACTGTATTCGACCCTTTTACCTTAGTAGCTTTAGTAGCAGCTCCTTTTACTGGAGGAACTTCTTTAGCAGCCAAACAAGCAGCAGCTACAGCAGTTTTACAAGGTTCGAAAAGATATGCATTAGCTAAATCTATTCAAGCAACAGCAACTAAACCTGTTACCTATACAACTCTTGAAGGAGCAGCTTGGAATGGACTTCACAACTATTACAATCAAGATATAGATGTTGATTTAGGTAATCGAGACAATATTAATTGGAAAGAAGTTGGAACATCTGCAGCAATAGGAGGAGGAGTTGGTCTTGGTCTTGGAGCTGGTGTTGGCTTATATAGTGGAGCAAAATATTATAATAGATTGCAACGTTATCATAATGAAGATTCGATTTTAAAATATATAGATGGTTTAGATAAAGAAGCTGTTAAAAGTGTAGACGAAGTTACCGGAGCTAATAAAAAGTTTTATGAAGGCAAAAAAAGTATTGCGGGTAAAACAGCTTCAGAGTGGGTAGATTATACAATATCTAGATTACCTATGTTTGGTAAAGCTACCACTGAATTTTTATCTTTAGCAAAAGGTGCAGACAGTGTTAAAGATTTTATTTTAAAACTTAGATACGATGGCACCAGAACTATCTTTGGTACAAAACAAGCCGGTGATTCAGTTGGAGCATTATCTTATTTTGAAAATTTAGCAAACTATAATGGTAAATATGCTGGTATAGGTATTAATCGAGCATTTAATCATATTGGTTATGGTCCGGGAAGAAAATTAACTGCTAAAGATAATAATGCTTTACATCAATTAATGTTAGATGATAACACTAAAAAGTTTATACATACTGATGGTGTTGAATACAACATACCTAAAGAAGTACAAGAAGCTTATTTTGGTAAAAAAGAAATAGGTTTAGTAGGTATCAAAGATATTATGGATGATATTTTTGAAGAGGGAGTTAAATTAGGCGAGTTTACTCCGGGTCAAAAAGTTCTTAATTATTTTCCAAGAGTATTTAATTACGGAGCACTTTCTAAAAATCAAGATAGATTTAAAAAATTATTAAAGAAATACGGTACAACCGATGAAACTACTGGAGAGTTTACTCCTTATGCTGCTACCGATGCAGATGCCGATGCAATTGTAAAAGACATGTTAGACTTGAGATATAGTCAATTTGATGTTAAACCAAAAGGCAGTGGCACTAGAAGCTTTCAACAACATCGAGTATTTAGTGAAATACCTGATGAAGAGTTAGGTTTCTTTTTAGATAACACTGGCAGCTCTTTTGTTAGCAATAATGTGATGGAAGTTCTAAGTGAGTACGTAGGCAGTGTTGCACAATTATATGCTCGTAAAAAAACTTTTGGAGTTAGAAATATAGAACAGTTTGAAAATACTACATTAAAAACTATTAAAGACGAATTAAAACTGTTAGGTGCGAGTGATGAACAAATAGCTACCACTGCTAATGGGCTTACAAACTTATTTGGAGAAGTTACAGGATTATCTGGAAAAGGATTAACACCTGAAGGACCATTAGGCAGAGCTGGAAACATTGCTTCTGAATCTGTTAGATTAATTCAACAAGCTGCTCATTTAACCTTTGCAGTGCCTTCAAGTATTACTGAACCTTTATTAATGTTTCAAAGAGTTGGGGTTAGAGACTATCCAAAAGTAGTGCATAATATTTCTCAAGGTATTTGGAAAGAAATAACAAAAAATACCGACCAGCTTTTTCAACTAGGTAAAGCTAGACTAGGACTAGGTAAAGCTAAGTTTAAAGATTTAGATGATGAATACTGGCAAGAATTATATGCTGGTGGAATGGCTATTGAAAACAATATTCTTGAAGGTTTAGATAGATTAGCAAGTGGTGAAAGATTTTATAATAAAGGTTTAAGGGCTACTTCAGATTTCTTTTTTAAAACGAATTTGTTAACACAGTGGACTAGAGCTGTACAAGGTGCAGCCTTTACTTCCGGAAAACTTTTAATTAGAAGAAACCTACAAAAACTTTACGACCACAAATTAGGAATTGCAAAATTAACTGAAGGTAACTTTAGAGGTCTAGGTATGAACAAAAAAGCATACTTAGAAAAACAACTACAAGAGTTAGGTATTGACCCTGAAGAAGGGATGGCTTGGTATCGAAGTTCATTAGATGACAATTTAGACTTTAATGTAAATAAATCTGAACAATCTCCTTTTTATAAAGAAAAGTATTTAGAAGGAGCTAAAAGATTTACTAATGAAACTATTTTAAACCCTAATAGAGCAGCAGCAGCTAAATCAATATTAATGCAAAGTGGTTGGGGTAAACTTGCATTTCAATTTATGAGTTACCCAACTTTATTTAATAATGTAGTAATAAAAAGAATGTTAAATGAACTTAGAGAATATCCAGTGCAGACTTCACCTAAACTTTTAATTACAGGATTTTTAATGACTTCTATTGCTATGCAAATGAATTTACTTAGGAATCCAGAAAGACATACTAAAATGTCGGATGAACAAAATGTTTTAGAAGCAGCAGAAAGATGGGGTGCATTAGCTCAAGGTTCAATGGTGAAAAGAACTGCCGAAGCTGCTAAGTACGGTTCAGGATTTACAGGCTCTTTAACAAGAGGAGTCTTTGGTCCATCTGTAGGTGATGCTTTAGATTCTATTGAGTATAAATTAGGTCCAACTTCTATTGTTGCTCGAAATGTACCTTTTTCGCAAGTTATAAAAAGATTAGAACCAGAAAAATATAAAGAGTTTCAAACATGGGCTAAAGAAATGGATGAAAGTTATTTTGGTTTACTTGATGATGAAACTTCTTATCGAGAATATAGCTCATATAGAACAGGAGGTTTAGTAACAAATGTGCCTAATGCTTCTCCTGAACCACAAAAAACTGTAAACAAAGTAACAGGTATGCCTTATGATATAGAAGCTGGACCAACAGCTCAAAGAGAAAAAGAAAGAGTAGGCTATAGTGAAGAAGGTAAGTTGTTGGCAACTATGCAACGTAGAAAAGAAAAAAATGTATAAATATTTTACAGAAGACGAACTCAAATGTAGGCACACAGGCGAGTGTAAAATGGATTATGAGTTTATGCAAGTCTTAGATAATATTAGAGAGGAATGTGGTTTTCCGTTTGTAATTACAAGTGCTTATCGTTCTCCTGAACATCCAATAGAAGCTAAAAAGTCAAGACCCGGAGCACACAGTTCAGGAAAAGCTGTGGATGTTCTTGTTCACATGGAACAAGCTTATAAACTTGTAGAAGTTGCTATACGTTTTGGTATTCCAAGAATAGGTGTTTCACAAAAAGGACATGTTGGAGCTAGGTTTATACATTTAGACATGGACACTACTCGAGCACAACCTCGTATCTGGAGTTATTAATGTTGTTATATACAGAAAAACAATTAGATAGAGCTTACAGAATAGACTGTAAAGCTAGGACTCGTAATAATAGTCCTTGGATAAAACGAGAAAAATTTAGAGATTTATATGAAGATTTAATGGAAATGTATATGGTGCAATTTGATGAAACTCAATTGTTAGACCCAGATGCTCCAGAATTTGTTTTAGATACTTTAAATGAAATTATAGATAAAAGTTTACATTTTGAACCGGAGGAATAATGGCTGACCCAATAACAAAATCAATCGTAGGAGTAGCTGGTAAGGTACTTAATAAATTTGTGGCTGATAAAGATTTGAAGGCTAAATTGGACCATGAGCTTAAAACAGCATTTCATTCAGCTAATCTAGCACAGATAGATTTAAACAAACAAGAAGCAGCTCATAAAAGTTTATTTGTCGCAGGATGGAGACCTTTTGTTGGTTGGACTTGCGGTATTGCTTTAGCGTATCACTTTGTTGTCTCTCCATTATTAGCTTTTATTTTAGTTTTAGCTGGAGTCGATACACCTATGCCTGAGTTTGAGTTTTCTCAACTTAGCACTATTCTTATGGGTATGCTCGGTCTTGGAGGTTTAAGGTCATATGAAAAAATGAAGGGAGTTCACAGAGAAAAATAAAAGGAGTAAAAATGAAAAGAGGGCTAATTCTTGGAACATTATTATTATTTGCATTAGGTATTCAAGCAGACCAAACGGGAGATTGTACTGCTGGTACTCAGTATTGTGAACAAAATAGTTTAAATACTACAAATACTACTACTACAAATAACACCAATACAAATACTAATACGAATAATAATACTAATACTAACACTAATACCAATACTAATACGAATAATAATACTAATAATAATACTAACGTAAATACTAATACATCGACAAATACAAATGTAAATACAAATACATCGACAAATACTAATAATAATAATAATGTAAATACAAATAATAATACATCAACATCTAATTCAACTGTAAACTCTACAGTTAATCAAAATGTTAGTAATACTAATACTAGCACTGCTACGAATAATAATAATAATACGAATACAAATAATACTACATCTGATAATACTAATAAAAATTACAACGAATCTAATTCTAATTCTAATGTAAACACCAGTAATACAAATACAAATAATTCAACTGCTAATAATACTAATAAAAATTACAACGAATCTAATTCTACTCAAACTATTAATCAAAACATAAATCAAAAAGCTCCTCCTGCTTCTGCTATTGCCCCAAGTATAATGTCTTACTCACAAGACCTTTGTACTACTGGAGTTTCTGGAGCTTTTCAAGGTCAGATATTTGGTTTCTCTGGTGGTAAAGCAGTGCGAGACGAGAATTGTGAAAGATTAAAATTATCTAAATATTTATATGATACTGGTATGAAAGTAGCAGCAGTATCTATTCTTTGCCAAGACCCTAGAGTATTTAAGGCTATGGGTAATGCTGGAACTCCTTGTCCATACAAAGGTAAAATAGGAGAGGAAGCTAAAGTTGCTTGGGAAAAAAATGTTGAAGATACTCCGACATACAAAGAAGATTTAAAAGATTATATTTCTAAGTGTAAAAAAACTACAAATCCAAAAGGTATAAGAAAATCTGGCAGCACGTGCCGAAAAGAATTTCATTCTACAATTAGCTAGTGAAAATAGTAAGTTTAATTTGTTTACTATTACTCAGTGCAAATATAACTGCTCAATATATTTACGAATCTAATCAAGCTTTATTTGATTTAACTAATCAATCTGATACAACAAGTTTAAATAGTGGTGATGACCAATTATCGGCTGCTTTTAATTTAGATTTTACGTTTCAGTTGTATGATAATTCTTACACATCTGCACGTATGGCAACTAATGGTTGTTTACATTTTGGTTTAGGTACAGGTAATATAAACTTTAATAATTATTGTGGTGATTATACACCTGACCCATTACCTCAATACACTAATACACTATTTCCTTTTTGGACTGACTTAATACGAGATAGTAATTCACAAATGTTAGCTAAAAATTTTAGCGACAAATCTGTGTTTGGTTGGTATGACCTAAGAGAATATAATCGCAGTGGTTCAGACAATAGCTTTGAAGTTGTTTTATGGACTAACAATACTTTTGAGTTTCGCTACGGTGCATTAGATATTATAAATCATGATGTCTTGATAGGACAACAAGGTAGTTCATCGCAAACTTATATGTACCTTTTTCATGATGAATGCTCTACAGGTACAACAAATGTTGCAGGTACATGTGTTAATACAAACTGGAACAATACACTTGCTAATAGCTTGTTAGAAAATGGTGGCTCTTTATATGGGGCTGGGTCTGGAAATAATATTGATTGTAGTAATCCATTAAATGATTCTACCTGTCCGGGCTACTGGGAAGCTTTTGATGATTTACAATGTAACTTAGACCCACAGTATGCACCTTTTTGTCCGGGCTACAGATTTGAAAATGATATTGGTTACTTTGCCCTAGAAGAAGATTTTGGTTACACCGAGGAATATGAACAAAGTCAGTTAGGTTATGACGAAGATTATGAAATAGAACAGTTTGGTTATTCTGAAGATTGGTTTGAAGATGATAGGCAAACGTTAGGACAAGAACCTATTGAAGAATGGTTTGAACCTGAAATTATATTTAATGACGAAGGTTTTGTAGTACTAGAAGAATATGATAGTATTAGTGAAGAAGTTTATATAGACTTTGATATACAGTCTTTTGATGAAGAACCTATGCTTATAGCTTTACCATCAATTGAGTATGACCCCATACAACGTTTAGATATTTTTGATTCTAGAGAATTAATAGATTTGTATGAGTTTGAAACAATAATTAGAGAAGAAATAATACATGAAGAAGAAATTAATGAAGTGGTATTTGAAGACTTCGAGGACCTTGAAGAATGGTTTGAAGAAGAAATGGAAGCAATTTCACAAGATGATGAAGTCATCGAGATTGCACAAAATAGTGAACAACTTGTATCCGAAATTGGAGAACAACAAGAAGTCATAGAAGAGATAGTCGAAGCCGACCCTATTATGAGAGAGGAAGGAGGTCGAAGTAACATGGATATGAATGTTGCTATGTCTGTTGTGTCTAATACTATTACAACTGCTGTTAATAGTGTGAGTGGAACTACTGCCGGAAACTCTATTCACGCTTCTGGAAATACAGTAAATTCAGGAAGTATTAGTAGTGCTATCAATGGTGGTACTAACTCAGACTTTAGCTCTGGAAGTATCTCAAATTCTTTTGCTAACTCTTCTATGCAAACTCAGCAGGTTCTAAGTAGTTCTGTTGATACTGGCAGTATAACTACAAACACTACCGAAACAACTGTAAGCTCTCTCGAGTCTGGTTCAAGTGTTAGTATTTCTACTACTGTTGCTTCTAATAGCGGAGGTAACACAACTACTGAAACTAATACTACAGATTCTCTATCAACTATGGCAACAAGTTCAGAGGCAGATACAGTTACAGAAAATGTTGTTGCTCAAAATTTAAAAGACCAACAGGAAGAACTAAAAGAACAACAAGAGTCTGGTGAGTATGGGGAGGAAGCTGGATTAGTAGCAGTGATGGGATTTAATCCTGACTTTGTTGGATACTATGACCGGATTTTACCAGATAACAATTCATGGTATGAGTCTAAAAGTATCTATACATCAGTTCAATTAAATGATAATATACAAGGTTTCTATGCTATGGCAGGACAAAATTTTACTGTCATTTCACAGTTAATAAATTCTCAACCAAGATTAAATGGAGGAAGGTACGATGAATTGGTTTCAAACTAACACAACACAATTAATAGCTTTAGTTTCTATAGTCGGAACATTAGCAGGATTTGGCTATACTGGAGCTACTTATATAAATAGATTAGAAAATTTAGAAGACAAAATAAGTAAAATAGGAGCAACAGAAGAAGCTCAACAACTTATTGAAGAAAGATTTGCTGGTATCGAGGCATCAGTAGAATATATTAATAAATCTATAGATAATAAAGATACAGAAAAAGATATTGTTGAATTGAAAACTTCAATGGCAACAATTAAAACGGAGGTAAAATCTCTGGAAGGGAAGGTTCAAGAGCTAGTCGATAGTTCTAAGAATCCTTTAGCACAATAACTATTTCACATATGGAGGTAAAACGTGAATCGAGAAGAATTATGCATTATGTGCTTCTTCTTTTGGATAACAGTTTCGATGTTTGTCGCAGCTTTTAATATAGTTTAAACTATTATTTAGAGTTCATAACTCTGGCATTTAGACATGCTTCAATATGATTATGAATCTCATCCATTTTTTGACTTGCTTCTCTTATCACAACCTTTAGAGTTTCATACTCTTCAAGGGTCATGAACTTCTGCAACTTTGTAATGTCCACCTTGCTACGTTCTGTAACAAGATTTCCACTTTTATCATATAGTAATTTGTAAGCAAGTAATTGTGCTTCACTTCGTTTCGTCTTCATTGTTTAGTCCTGCAAAGGTCAATTGTCCGTAATCACCTCTAAGCCCTGCTTTTTGATATGAAGTAGCTCTGCCTTCAAAAAAGTTTTGATGCTCTACTCCTAACACATCATCAAGCCACGTCAACGGATTATCCTTTTGCTTGTAGTTTGGTTTTAATCCCAATTGTAATAGCCTTCTATCTGCAATGTATTTATTGTAAGCATACATTTCTTCTTTAGTTAAACCTTCTAAGTTACCCATTTCAAATACTAAATCTAAAAACTTTTCTTCTAGTTTAACCATTTCTCTACATATCTGATAGATTTCTTTTTTAAAATCATCTGTCCAAATATCTAAATTCTCCTTTATAAATTCTCTAAATAACTTAGTCATTGCTTCAACATGTAAGCTTTCATCTTTAATAGAGTAAGCTACTATTTGACACATACCTTTCATCTTACCAAACCTTTGAAAGTTCATTAAGATTGCAAAGCTACTAAATAATTGTAACCCTTCGGTAAATGCTGAATAGACTGCTAGAGTTTTAGCAATAGTTCTCTTATCTGATTTAAGAGGTTTAAAGTTACCCACATAATCATGCTTGTCTGCCATTTCTTCATACTCAGCAAAAGCTTTATATTCTAATTCAGGCATACCTACTGTATCTAATAATAAACTGTAAGCATGTTGATGTATTGCTTCCATATTAGCAAACGAAGACATCATCATTCTTGCTTCTGGTTTTTTAAAGATAGGCATATATTTATCTATATATCCCCCGGCAACATCTACATCTGACTGAGTGAACAATCTAAAAATTTGTATTAATAAATTCTTTTCGTTCTCAGTTAATTTTTCATTCCAATCTTTAACATCAGTATGTAAAGGTACAGACATTGGATGCCAGTGCATTCTGTTCTGTAAGTCATAGTATTCAAACATCCATGCATAATCGAATGGTTTGTAATGTTCTCTGGTTGCTAGTAATGTCATTAAAATTTCTCCTTTAATATTCTTAATTTTTCATCAGCATTAGCGTACTGTTCCATAAGTTTATCCATTGATTCCACAACGTTAGGATGTTCTGCAACTCCTACTTTGTTTTGAAAATATATTTCTAGATTAGCTTTAGCTTCTGCTTTCTCAGCTTTGTATTTTGTTTCTAGAGCTTTATACAATAATGCTCCTGCATATTTAGTCATATTATCCCTCACAAGCTATACAGTCCACTTCGTCTAATTTAATTCGTGGAACTTTAATGTTTACATTCTCTGCTGCCTTGGCTGCATCAGACCTAAAATAGTACAGCGACTTTAATTTATTTGCACCATACCAATGTACATCACTTACATACTGCAAATACTCATCATGTTTTTCTTGGTCTTGAGCAGAGTCCGGTAAAATAAAAAATAAATTTACACTTTGACTTTGACATACAAACTCTTGTCTTTTGTATGCATGTTCTACTACCCACACTTGATTTATTTCATCTGCAGTTTTAAATAATTCTTTTTCCTCTTTAGTAAATATTCTTATGTTCTGAATAGAACCTCTGTTATCACTAATTTGTTGCCAGAGTTTTTTTCGTTTGTTTGTTTCTGGAACTTTTTTATTAATTAATCTTTTTAAATTTTTATTTTTAACTTTGTAGCTACCGGATAAAGTTTTGTGCGTATAGACGTTAGCACGGTATGGCTCAATACTAGGGGAAGTACCACCACATATAATACTGCTACTGGCATTAGGAGCAATAGCCAGAAGATGAGAGTTACGAAAACCACTGCCATGTACATCAGGAGCTTCACCACGTTCTGCAGCAAGTATTTTAGTGGCTTCGACAGCTTTACTTTTAATATGTTTGAAAGCTTTATAATTAAATCCTGTTGCAAAAATGCCTTCAAAAGGAATTTGATTTGATTGTAAATAGGCATGAAAACCCATTGCACCCAATCCCACTGACCGTTCTCTGTAAGCCGAGTAAGCAGCTTTTGTGAAGCCTTCTTTCCCTTCTTTAATATGTTTTTTAAATCTTTCATAGTTTGCATTGTAACCTCCTAGTGCATCCATGTTTACTGCATTCTCAATAAAATGCTCTAATACATTGTCAAGCATTTTAATTAAATCTGATATAAATTGTTTATCTTTAGACCAAATGTCAAAATATTCTAGGTTTACACTAGACAAACAACAGACAGCAGTTCTCTCTTCATTGGTTGGTAGAGTAATCTCTGAACATAAATTACTTTGTTTAACTTCTAGTCCTAAATCTTTCTGTCCTTGTGGTAAAGCATCATTACAATTATCTAAATTAATTATATAAGGTTCGCCAGTCTCTGCTCGAGCATCTAATATCTTGGACCATAACTCTCTAGCTTTTATAATCTTAACTGCTTCTTTAGTCTTCGGGTCTATAAGTCTCCAGTCATTATCTTCTTCAACAGCTTTTAAAAAGGCATTATTAATATTAATGCCATTGTGTAGGTTTAAACATTTTCTATTTACATCCCCACCTGATTCTTTTCTCATCACCATAAACTCTTCAATTTCTGGATGACTAATATCAGTATAAGCAGCGTAGCTACCACGTCTAGTTACTCCCTGATTAAAAGCTAACATTTCTGAATCAACAACTTTCATAAAAGGTATTGAGCCAGTAGATTTACTACCACTGCTTGTTGCAGTTCCGTCACTTCTAACATCACCCCAGTACCCACCAATACCTCCCCCGGCACTTGCAAGTTTGGCATTTTCTTTAAAGTGGTCTGTTAGTTCATCAATAGAATCTCCTACGTAATTTAGAAAACAACTGATAGGAAGACCTCTGGTTGTACCACCATTAGAAAGAATAGGAGTAGAAAACATAAACCACAAATCAGAGACATAGTTGTATAGTCTTTGAGCCATCGGATAATCTGTTTCATCTTTATAAGTACTGGCAAAAACTGCAGCTCTCGCAAAAGCTTCTTGAGGTGAGGTTTCTTCTTGCCATAAATATCTGTCTCGTAATGTATCTAAACTAAACTTATCTAACTTTTTATCTTTATCATAATTAATTATTATACCTAAATAAGGTTTTTCTCCCACGTTGTTTTGCATCATTGTTTTTCCTAGTCTGTACAAAAACAATCTAAACTTTCATCACTTTCAAATAAATCAAACTGAGATTGTTCTTCGCTTTTTTTTAATAAATCTACTACAGGTATATCAAATCTAAATGTTTTACCAGTTTTGTTTTCTTGCTCTATCCACCAATTTGATAATTCCGGTCTTGATTTCATTATATCCATAGTTTGCTTTTTACCTTTAAGGAAACACATATCACAATTTCCTAATATAGCATGTCCATTTATAGCAACTAATTTTAAATCAAAATTAGATTTATCCCAAAAATCTTTTATAGTTTCTTTTGTAACTTTTTCATTATAAAGAGGTGTAAATTTATCTTGAGCATTATTTTTACTTTTAATTCTATGAACTCTGTGAGGCTCATCATATCTTAAACCTAACAATTGGTCAGGATTTTTTAATCCTTTAAGTCTTTCAAACCATGTAATAGCTCGTTGTTTTAATAGATATGTACAAAACCTATTAGTAGCATTAGGTAATTTATTGTAGTGATTAATAACTACTTCAAAAGGTTCTCCATTTCTACTACAATTATTATAGTCAGTTTCTTTATATTTAAATATCCATTTCCTATCGTTTTCTGTTGGTCCTTTTCCATCATCTATAATGTGAGATAACTCCATCCAATAAACTTTACAATCCCAATGTTCTTCACAATCTTTTATAAAGTCTAAAGTTTGTGGCATTTCTTTTCCAGTATTAGCAAAAACAGGATATACATAATCCGGTAAAGTACCTCCATGTGCTTCAATAACTTTGTATAAAAGATAAGCAGAAGTCCGACCCCCGGAAAAAGAAATTATTGTAGGTTCTTTTAAAAAATAATTATTCATGAGACATTAATGTAAATTCATTATTATTATTTAAAATTTTTAACAATTTCTTTTCGTACCATTGAGCTTTTTGTAAATCTTGCATTCCATTCTTATAACGAAATCGCCATCTGTATTTTAAAGAGTTACCTCTTAAATAACCGATAAACTCTTCTTCTGTTAACATAGCTTCAATCGCATCTATGCACTCTATGTCACCTTGATTATAGTGTTTAGGATTATTAACTACGTCTGTCATTCTTTCCATTCCTCCGGTAAGGTAAGTTCATCAAACCATCTAAAATTATTTTTTTCTGCCCACTCAGCATGAGTTCTTTTAGTTTTATCTCTTCTTACTTTAGCTCCGGGCATAGGGGCAAAAGGTTTTTGAAAAAAGAAAACTAACTCAATGTGTTTGGGTAAAGCTTTTTTGATGTGTATATATTTACTATACTCAGCAAAATCCCAGAATCTGCCTTTTGCTTCTATTAGTATAACACGACCATCATCAAACTTACGAACAAAGTCTGGTTCGTAAGTATGAGCAATAACATAATCAATGTTTTCCCAATGATGTCTCCATTCAGGAAACAGTCGCTGATGAATATCATATTCCCAATGACTATCGTAGCCTCTAGGAATGTGTAATTCTTTTTTAGGTCTACGTTTTCTTGGTCTTCTTCGAGGCATTGTCTACTGCTGAATTATAATTTTTACAAAGTTTCCAATACTCTAGAATATTATTAAACATTGCTAAATGTTTTTGATGTGATTCTTTTTCCCAAACATGATACAGAATAATATTTGTATTTTTTCTATCTACAAATATAGATATTCTTTCTACGTCATCAAAGCCACAACCTTGAGCATAAGCTGACAATTGCATACCATGTTCATCATAAATTAATTTAGCAGGGTCTTTGCCTTCTAAATTATCTTTAGTTTTAAAGTCTATGAAGATACCTGATTTAGAATATAAATCTATCTTACCACCATAGCCTGAATCAGCACAGAAAGAATCTTCTGCTATCCATTCTTCTCCCGGATAATTATCATCAAGCCATTTCTGTATATCTTTATATATTTTATTTTTAGATTTACCTAAAAAACCTTTTTCAATCTGAGCATGAATCTTTGTACCTTCTTTAGCTGCATTTATACTAATTTGTTTTGAGTCTATTTTACATCTATAAGTAAAAGATTCAGTAGATTCATCTTCATATCTTTCCAGAGATAAAGCAGAATTTAAAGCTTGATTTATTTTCCAGTTTTCTAAGGATGGTTTAGCTATCATCCCTATAATTGTAGTAACAGAAGGTACTAAACCTAAAGATTTAGCATCCCTCAATGTGGTATTTCGTTCTTTTCCATTAGCACCAATGATAGTATACATTGGTTCTCCGTCTTGAGCATACCAGTGACCGGATTCAGACGTGAACTTATTATAATTGTCTATTTGTTTTTTGTCAAGTAAATCTTCTTCTTTATTTGCAATCATCATCTAACTCCTTAAAAGCTTTAATAACATCACTAGAAAATAATTTTTGTAAATTAACCAAAAACATTTTACTAGCATTATGGTCTCCACCACTTACAGTTTTAAAAGTATCTAATTGGTCCACTATTTTTTTCAGGACCTCAGTCTTAAATACTAACGTACAATATTCTTCATTACCAATGCAAAGATTATGAAACCAATAATCAGATTCAGTGGCTCTAATACCAGATGGTTTTCTGTATGATTCATATTCAATACAAATGTTACCAGTATCTTGCCAAATATCTCGTTCTGATTTGACTTCTATTTTTTTATTAGTAAGCATATCTGCTATCTTTTCTTCTCGTATTGACCCGTATGTTAAATCAAGGTCAAACTTTTTTCTATCTTTCTTAGTGGGTTTCACTCCAGTTTTCTCCTACTTTGTATTCTCCAGTTAGTGGACAACGTAAGTTAAAATGCTTACCAGCTCTCTCTATCGCTTCTACTCCAGTAAGACCTGTAAATTCAGCAATGCTTTCTTTCACTTGCATCTGCCATTCATCATGAATGTTAGCAACAAACTTAGCATCTAATGTATTTAATTGTATATGAGTATGAAAAATACACATAGCTTTTTTCATAGCTATTGCACCTCCACCTTGTAATAAAGTATTTAAAGCAGCGTGTTCGTGCCTAACAAATATTTTTCTACCATCTAGACCTTTTAAGAATCCTCTTCTCGAAGCTTCTCGTACTCTTGTCGTAAGGTTTTCAAGTGCAGGGAGGTTGGTAAGAAAACGCTTTCTAAGGACTGTACCTGCTTCTCTGTTTTCACCAACCACTTTTCCAAGTTTTTCGTCTCCTGCTCCGTATATAAGTGCATAGATAAAAGTCTTTGCCTTATCTCTTGATTCAAGTCCTGCAAGTTCTTGATTAGTCGTGTGTATGTCTCCATTAATAATCTCGTCTATGTAATTTGAATCATCCATGTAATGAGCTAGTAATCTTAATTCTAAACCACTAGCATCAATACCTAATAATTTATAACCTTCTGGTACTGTCCAACAAGCTCTGCAATCTTCGCCATAAGGACTATACACTCCCGGAACTTGTGCTAAATTAGGATTTCTATGAGTCATTCTACCAGTAATAGTACCATTAGGTATAACTCGACCATGCACTCGTTCACCTTGTAGTTCATCTATCCATGAAGATATTTGAGCAATACGTTTCTGCAATAATAAAAACTCGGCAATGAGCCGAGCTTCGTTTATGTGAGTTATCTTTTTTAATGTACCTTCATCAACTATTGGTTGACCAGTCGGAGTAAATCGTTCTGGTTTCCAACCAAAGTCTATTAAGTATTCTCCTATTTGTTTACGTGAACCAAGATTAAATTCTTGTAATTCTTTTCTCATAAAAGGTTTACTATCATTAATATCAGCTCGTTGAGCATACTCTAAATTAGTTAAGCCAGATTTAGAAAGTCTGCCATCTTTTTTTAATTTAGGTACAACTTCTTTTACATCAACCCACTTAGGTTTAAATGTTCTTTGAACTTCATCCTCAACTTCTGTCATACGAGTTTTTAATTTAGCTAAAAGTTTCATAGCTCTTTCAACATCAAATAAAAATCCTGTCTGTTCTTGCTCAAGCATAATCCTGGCAACTTCAGTTTCTAATTCTAAGCTCTCAGGGTCAAAGTTCTTACCTTCATTTATTAAAGCAAAATAAACTTTTTCATTTAACAATACATCTTGAGTACAATACTCCAACATTTCTGGAGTGTACTCATCAAAATCATCTGGTTGTTCTTGCTTGTGAAAGTTAATTCTATAGCCCCAAGTTTTTAAACTGTGTCCGTTCTCTCGGACTGGTTGATATAATCTAGACATGACTAGAGTATCAATGACCTCTGAAGTAAAGGTAGCTCCATGAAGTTTTTCTAGAACTGGCATATCATAACCTAAGATATTATGTCCTATTAGAACATCAGCTTCTTCTAACAATTTAATTCCTGCTGCTAGTTTATCAGGACCAAATTGATATACCTTCTGCTGTTCAATATCTTTAGCTACAATACACCAGACTTTACTAGGAGTTAAACCATCTGCTTCAATATCAAAAATCAAGTTCTTCATTATCAAATGTCTCCTCGTTATTTACTTCAAATAGTCTACCAGTTTCTGGATTGTATTGTAAAGAACAAGCTAATCCGGTATCGCCAGTGTATCTTGATTTCAATACTCTAACTTTAGTTGTGTTTGCTTCTGTCGGGTCAGTCGCTTGTTGATTTCTTTCCAATGCTATGACACAGTCAGAAAGCTGTGCTATGCCCTGCGAACCTTTTAGATGACTCAGGGAGACAGTCACACCTTTTTCGTGTCCTCTGTCGCCTGTAGCACGTCTTAAATGGGATACTAAGATAAGTCCTACATTCGTTTCTTCAACAAGGCTACGAAGTCTGTTCATTAAAGTATCAATTCCACGTCTTTCATCGCCTTCTGTTAAGACATTGACAAGCATATGTAAGTGGTCAACCACGACCCATTTACATTCACAACCTACAATCATATAACGTAGCTTTGCAAATATCTCATCAATGTCCGTTGCACCGAGGTGTGAATGAATAAAGACTCTATTCTTTTCAATTACTTTGTCAAACAAAGCATTCAAATCTTCTTCGCTATAACTATCTCGTTTCTCATTTAGATATAGTCGGTCATTAGCTTCAATAGATATTAAACCATCAGCAGTTCTTAACCAGTTTTCTTCAAGGGCAATGATACCAACATTATCTTTGGTTGTCTTGATAAGCCAATGCTCTAGCTCTCTAGTCACAGAAGACTTACCAAGACCCGTACCACCGGTTAATGTTACTAACTCGCCTTGTCTCAATCCATATAATTTCTTATTCAATCCTTCCCAAGGATAAGCAATACTTTCTTTTACTTCTCGGTTTAACCAATTATCTTTTTGTCCAGACAATTCCATAATACCAGATGGAGTATAAGTCTTAGCTTCCCACCATGCTTTAGTAAATGCTTGGAATTGTTTTTGATTTAACATATCGTTGGCATCTTTATAACCATTAGGAAAACTCATTATCCTAACCTTCCCGGGTTTTAAAAGACGAGCAACTTGTCTTGATGCTTCTCGACCTGCCTTATCATTATCAAAACATAAAACTATATTTTCAAATGATTCAACAAACTCAATGCTTTCTCGTATATCTTTAACAGCTCCAGATGCTCCACGTTTAAGTGAGACTACTGCCCACTTACCTTGAAACAATTCATCAACTGCCATTGCATCACATTCACCTTCGGTAATAGTTAAATATTTACCACCGGTATTGCGATAGAGCTGTTCACCAAATAACCCAGTACCTTCAAATGTACCTTTGGTCATAAAGTTTTTATCAGCTACAAATCTTGTTTTAGTTATTGCTATTTCGTTACCATTAAAGTAAGGATAAATATGTTGAGTGATACTACCATTTGCATCTTTTACTATTCTAACTCCAAACTTCTTTGCAGTATCTTGAGTGATACCTCTATCAGTTAGTTCGCCAAAGATTCCAGTATAAGAATCTAAAAATGTATTTGTTGCTTTCGGTGTCGTTTCCACAATCTTGCCCTCACTTGCAGTTTCATAATCGGTAAAAAAAGTAGAGCAACTGAAACAATAAGCTGACTTATCAGCGTTCATTGAAACAGCATCAGAGCTACCACATTTTGGACAGGGTAATCTGTGCTTTACAAATTTACTTTTTTCTTGTTGCATTCTATCTCCAAAAAAAAAGCTAGGTCAGGAATAAAAATTAGGAGAGTAAAAAAACCTAACCCAGCTCCGTGTTCTTAATTAATCAGATTCTTTATCGACCTCCTCATCGACAATTGTTTTAGTTTCTGATTCCAATAAAGTCGTACCAGACTTATCGCTATTAACTATCTCTACAATTTTATTTGAAAAGAAATTAATAGCTGCTTGAGTTTCCTCAAGGTCTAAAGTCTGATTGACTTTCTTTTGATTAAGTCGTTGTAATCTACCAAAGACTCCTTGCCCTTCTTCGGGTAAGTCTTCGACTTGAATATCAACTCCATCAATCGTGACATAGGGTTTTTGTTCTACAGTTTCCATTAGAACTCTTCCCCGTCTGATAGTAATTCATCACCATCAGCACCTTTGTACTCTACTAAGTCAGTTACTTGCACTGCTTGAAGGTCAAGTCCAATATATGGACCGAACTTTCCTTCACCACTGTACTCATTGTACTGAACTCTTACTTTAGAGCCATTACCTACAGCAACATTTATTTCTTGCTTGTCGCTATCAAGTAATCTAGGAGCAGACCTAACCATTCCGTTAGGACCATTCACTTTCCTTTTGATAACTAAAGCAGGACCTTCGTCATGTTGCTTTACCTTGTGACCCCTTGATGCAAAGTCATTTGCTATGTCTTCCTCAACAATTAAGTCGAGTGTATACATAGGTTCAAACCTTGTATTAGGGGTTGTGATACTTGCCCATTTGGCAACACCATTTAATATAGCCATAATTTACCTCCTTATTAGCTTTATTAATATTAAAAAATCAGTGAGAGTTTTTGAGCCAACTACTCTCGAAGTTCTAACCACAGAAGCAGTAAAACCAAACCAGTCTAATTGGAGATAGAGGGCTTGTAGGGTCTGATTACTCATGTTTATTTGAAAGATTATACCACAGATAATTTTTTTTATCTACCCTGTCCTCTATATTTTTTATAGCTTCTTTTACGATGCTTGTTCATATGCTTCATTGAAACTTTTATCCTTCTACTTCTACCGCCTGTACCCTGTGAGGTACTTTTTTTAGTGCGGTTTATTGTTAGTACTGCTTTCTTGACTGCCATTTAATAATGTCTCATATATTAATTGTTCGTTGTCTATCTTACCTCTCATTTCCCGGAGTAATCTAAAATCTCCAGTGAATGGAAAGTTATCATTAGTGTCAACTCTAGTTAAGTGAACAATGTCCTCAACCGCTTTCATGTTAATAAGATTATCAATCGCCTCAACAACTGAAAAGGCAAAAGTTTTTATAATTTCTGGTTCGTTATCTATGATAACTTCACAATTGTATTCATACATTTATTTTATTCCTTAATTGTTTATAGGTTTTTACATCTGGAAATTTTTTTAATTGTTTTAAAAGCCATTTATCAGACATATGTACTAAAGTAATTCCCTTAATACTTTTCATATATTTTTCATCTGGTAATAAATTATCTACTGTATCAATAGAAACTTTCTTAGCTTCTTCTTCGGGTAATAAACCCCTCAACCATTCTACTTGAATTGGTTTAATTCTTTTTTTTAATTCTCTAACTTTTTTCTGGTTCAATTTTTATAACTCCTTCATCTAATAAATCTTTCAAAAATGTTTTAGCGTTATCAATTAGTATTGCCTCAACTTCCTCAAGGCTACTTGCCTCAACAATTATTGCCTCCATGTTCCCTAAATAAATTTTAAATTTCATTTTCTAACTTTATAGATTCCTGAAAGTTTTTCTTTTTTAGTATGTTCACTTTGCATAATTTCATTGTACAATTGTTTTTGAATTATTTTATATTCGGTCTTGTCCTCTACATTTAATAGTTTAACATTTTCTAATTTAGGTTTCCAAGTTTTCCACCAGATTTTTTTTAAAGGTCTGACATTCCACTGCCATTTTATATTACGACCTTCATAGTCATAGCCAAAAATAGGATTATGTTCAAACACTATACTGCCTCGACATATGTTCTAAGTCTTTACTAGAAACAGCACTATCACAATGAGTTGATAGAAAAGCAATTACTAAATTAGCAATAGTATTTTCTTCATAATGTTCCCAAATGTAATCACAACAATCAGCTTCTAAATCTGGTCTTGCTGGTAAACACCATAACTCTGCTACCTCTTCGCTTATTTTATCTTTTATTATGTCATTAGCTTCGTTGCTCATTATTACCTCCTAACATTTCCTCAAAAGTATAATCAGAATGATTGGTCACAAAAAATTTATCGCCATGATAAAAAACTTCATGCCCCCATTTGTTAGTATAAAATTCTTCATAGTGATTATCTATAAATTCATTAAACTTTTTATACTCTGACTTTGTTAGTATCTTAGTATTATCATCATAGAAATTAAACATTGCCATAATTACTCCTGACTTTCCAATTTATTTTTAAGCTCTTCAAGTTCAGATTTTAATTCTTCATAATCAGAATACTTTATTGTTTCTTCAACATTATATTCGATATTATCTACTGTCGATTGACAATCATCAAAGTCGGCTCTAAGTCCTTCTAGTTCTTGTTTATCATCATAAGTTCTATCATCTATTATCTTTAATAATCTATCTAGAATAATATAAGTGATAAGATTTGCTAACCATTTTTTAAACATAGGTACTCCTATTTAATTTATTGAAATTACAAAACCTGATGTATCCTTCTTAGCTTTACCTTTAGCAGTCAAGCCAACAACAACATTGGGTTCATCTAAAAATCGCATATCATATTTATCGCCATCAATAACCTTACGACCTTTATACCATAAGGGTAGGGCATGATTAAATACAACTGCGATATTATAACTCAACTTGTCAAACCATGAAGCATATTTTTTATTAGCTTCTGAGTACGACCAAGTCAAATGATAATTCTCTATCTGACTAACTTTCCTAGTAGGTATTTTAGTATAGTCATAAAACTGTATGTCGGGAAAAGTATCAAAGACATTAACACCTTGCAACTCTTGATACTCCCATTGAATATCAGATGTACCATTTAATCTGACACAAGGTTTTTTATCTAAGCGTTTTGCTTTTTGCTCAAACTTATATATTTCATCATAAAGTTTTTCAAGAAATAATTCCGGGGTATCTAAAAACATTTTAGTCCTACGCTTACGAGCTTCTTGAATCACATTAGTAGTCTCGCCTTTTTTAAATATACCGCCACGACCAGCAGTATTTAAACAAGCATCTTTGCATTTAGCAATATCTTGATAAGGACATATTTTAGTGCTGTTGGGGTGTAAGTGCATAATAGCACTTGTCCATTGGTCATGTAGCTTATCGCCTTTAATTAATTTAGGATTACCTTGTATTGTTAATAGTGTTGTCATGTTTTGCCCTCTTGACTGTTGGTTTAACTTTTTCTGGAAAAGGTTCTCTACCTCTTCTAATTCTATTCATCATCTCCATGTGGTCTTTCATTGTCATGCTCATTATTTACCTCGTATTATTTTTAACTATATGTAATGCTCGTTCAACTAATTCTAGTTCATAAGATTTAATTGCATGATTATTAAAATAATTCTTTTCTAAAGTTTCTTCAATAATTGCAATCGCATCAGATACACTTCGTATCTCATCATTCATTCAATCACCTCGTCTGTATTTCGTCAATAAGTCTTTATTAGTAAGTTTCTTACCAATTATATATCTCTTTTGAGTTTCATGTACCAACCTTTCAACCCGACCATCATTGAAAGTTGTATCAGTCACATAGCCCTCTCTAGTTGTGTTAGGATAATCATATCCCATAGTCGTAGTATCAGAATCAAAAGTATGTATATTAGCAATACCTTTTGCCCATTCTTCTGCTTCTAAAATTAGTTCTTGTTCTGCTACTTGTGTTTTATATTCAGTCATGCTTCCTCTCCTTTTTTAATATAAGGACTATTAATTACAGACATTTTTTGTAGTTTTTCGTTAGCTCTTTGAAAACAAGCCAAAGGTATGCAGGTAGCAACCAACATAGTCCAATCTTTATTTTCAATTAAGTCTGTGATATAAGTTTTATTTAAATTTTCATAATGAAATATACCATCAGATAATTCTGCTAATGCATCATTAAATAATTCAATTTCCTTTTTATTCATGCTTCCTCCTTAATAATCATTGTCGTTATATTTTACCATACCTTGTTTATCAAACTTCTTAGGTTCTTGAGGTTTAATAAAAAACAAAGTTGCTATAGCACTTGTAAATACTATAATACAAAATATTAATATGTAACCATTACTCATGCTTCCTCCTCACATTCTATATTTGATATTTCATTATCTTTTAATTCAATACCATGTTCTTCCCAGAATGATTGTTTAACCCGTTCTATATATTCTTCTTTGGTTTCACATTCTCTACCCATGTCAAATACAGAATAAGTTATTGTGCTTGTCCAACTTTTCATGCTTCCTCCTGTTTCTTTTGTTGTTCTTTAGCATAGTTTACACTTTGCCATTTACTAGCATCGCCTAATATTGCAACTGCAATAGCATTTACTAAGTCTTCTAAAGTATAACCTTCTCGAAGAGTAACTTTAGATGTTTCATAATCGTACTCACAAACCTCATAGATTACATCTTCCATGCCATCTAATATAGCCATAGCATCTGCTCCTTTTGGTATATCATCTGAATTAAAACTTACATAGCTCATTATTCCACCTCTATTTCTTCCATAAACTCAAAATCTGTTTCCCATAACTCATTTATTCTGTCATAGTCAATTACAGCTTTTTTAAGAGTAATATTTCTGCCATATCCATCTACAACAGTATTGCCTTCTTCATCTAACATTTTTAAAATGCCACTGTCTATAAAAGTAGATACAAAGTATCTGCCACTAGCACCTTCTAACTGTAAAAATAAACCACTGTCATAGTTTTTTAATGCTTGTTTATATACATTTATATTTTCCATTACTCTACCTCAATCTTACAAGTATTTAAATTTTCTTCTGATATCAAACAAGATATTTCAAACTCTTGCCCACCACTATGAACAATAATAATATCTTTGCTACCAAAAGTCCTACCAGCACTTTCGTGTTCTCTAGTCCTTAAAACTATTCGTTCTACATTATGCAAACTAATTTCTTTCAATGCCATCTTATGCCTCCAATTCTGTTATATAATCTTTAATTTTTTGTAAGTTTTTATCTTTATGTCGTTCTAGTTCTAATTTACTTTCAAGATTTAAAGCACGAACTACATGAACTAAATCCATGTCAAGTATATTTACCCAATCGCCTTTACTTCTTGACCAATATTTAAACTCATCTGTCATATCGCAAGGTATTTTACTTTCTTCAATAACAGATTGTATTTCTAATAATTTTTTAACTTTCATAATACACCTCCAATAATGTATATAATTTATTAAATGCGAAACCTAATAAAGTTAATTTAAGTATGAGGTCACACTCTTCGGCTCTTCATTAGGTCTCGACTTTTATATTATAACAGCCGAAATTCTTAATGGCGTTGTTCATATAGAGTAGCGTAGTCTTTAGTTAAAAAGTCAAACTCTCTAAACAGGATTTATACTTTAATAGCTATCCTCTTTTCCGCTAACCATTAAATTCTATTTAAATTCTTTATTCTCTCAGTAGTTAGACAAAGAAAACTAAACAGAAACTTTATCTAACTACCTTCGGAGAGATTTCGCAAACTTTATCCCAACCGCCCAGAAGAAGTCAAGATGTCTTAAAGGTATTAATGTTTCTTATAGTTTCTTTAAAGAACTATAAAACTCTTTAACCTTTTCTTTACTACCTTTATAAAAACTTTAAGTAGCCCTCAATAGCCCTAAAAGTATAAACCGAAGCCGAAGCAAAGGTCAAGTAGTGTTTAAATATTAATAGCGTGTCCATGTGGAAAAGATATAAATAGTTCCCATGTCCATACTATAATTGTTTAGATAATTATATTCAGTATTTAACATAGCCCTCAATCCACCTTTACGATACAGTTTAGCTCTAGTATTTTTATAAGAAATATCCTCAACAAATGAATATTTTAATGCTCTAATATATTCTTCTGCTTGTTGTTTATTGGTAAATTTTCTAATCATAATAGCCCTCAATAGTTATATATATTAATATGTTCGTTAAACTCCCTCCATTGTCGCTTATCTTCCGCAACAAAGCTAGGGGTGTTATTTAATAGTCCTCAACCTCAACTTATATTATAATGCTCAATAATAAAAAAGGTACAATTTGAAAAAGGTACAGCAAAAAAATTCAAAGGTACACAAGATAAAAAGGTACAATGATTAAAAGGTACATAAAAATTTTAAGGTACATTGAAAAGGTACAAAGATTTAATGCTGTATAAATTTACAGTATTGACAATATTTTAAAAGTGTGCATTGGTT